TAACTATCTCGAATAGCCACAGTACCAGAACCATTAAAGTTAACCCAAGCCTTAGCCATACGCTGGTCTAACGCTGGGATGCTTGGTTGGGTAGTTGTTGAGCCATCACTGTGGAGGAGCGTGTTTGTGCGTATTGTAGACATTATGCTTGGCCTCCTAGGACAGTTACATTTAACTTAGAGCCATCCATTAGACCACCACTTCCGTTTCTTGAGTTCACACGAATGTTAGTTGTGGAATAATTACTAGGCATACAAGACGAGCCGTTAGACTCAGCGGAAGTATTGGCTCCTAAAACACAATAGTTTGTATTGGCTAGGTTGCTGATGAAATTAACTGAATAGTCGCCAGTGCTATTATCAGAGATTGAAGACACATTCTCAGAGTCCCTAATAGCTACCGTACCTGTACCATTAAAGTTAACCCAAGCTGTAGGTATTAACTTCTGGCCTTTAACTGTAGGAATCCCACCTGTAGTCGTCTGTAAATCATTTGCTTTAACTGTACTCATAAGACTACCCATGTAGACCCTGAGGCTACTGTAACAGTGTATCCTGAGTTAACAGTCACCGGGCCTATTGTAAGACCATTCTCTGAACCAGCAAAGGTTATGTTCTCTGCTATTACTTTGGCATTGGTTCTGATTACTGAAGCTGTTCCTAATGATGGGCCACCTAGTGCATTGTCAAGGGCGCTAGCCAGTACGTCACCTGAGGAGTCCAGTAAACTTGCCATTTGAAGTGCTCTGCTCATTTAGGAAACTCCTGCTTAATAGCGTTGATAGCATCTACCCAAGTAGTGGTGCTATTGGCAGCATCATCGAATTGCATCTCGAATTGGTTGAGTGCTGCGTAGGCTTCTTGACGTGAGCGTGAGTAGGCTTGGGAGTCGTAAGCTGCTTGTAAGCGTGTGACTTCTGTGGTTATCTCTGCGCCTGTCGGTTCGGTTTGAGTGGCGTCATGCCAAATTAAATACTCACCCCTAAGCTCGTACTCTCCTATAGGGAAGAGTGAATAGAGTGCTTCTGATTTTCCTATTACTTTGCTCATAACTAAACCTCCACTTCGTAAACTAAAATCTCGGAGGCTGTGCTTCCTGACTTGTCACTAGCATCGTTCGTGTCTGGGTTAAGCGTCCATCCTGTAGTAGCGCCATCAGTCGAGCGTCCCAATGTCCAGTAAAACGTATGCGAACCACTAGCTAGCCCAGTAAATAGATAACTTCCTGCTATAGGTATAGATGTGCCGTTAACATAAGTACCTATTGATCTATGCCCATCAAAAGCGAACCTACGAATAACCCCTGTAGACCATACTGCGCCCACATGTTGTTGATGAAACTGTTCAACCTGCATGTTATACGAAATAATAATATTAGAGGTGGCAGATATTTTAGTGAATGGTATAGCTTGAGCAGCACCTGTTGGGTATGTGAAATTCTCTCCTGCTATTGCGCCGCCACTATTAGTGCCATACACGGTTCTGGTCGAGTTTGTGTAAGCCTGTACAACCTGCAATACACTTCCACTAGGTAAATCACCATGCTCTATAGCCCCTGCCTGTACCTGACTTACACCTGTAGCACCCGTTATAGTTGTAGTCATAACCTACCCCTTTGGATTAGCAGCTTTAACCGCTGTGCGTAGTGCTTGTAGGTCAGTCAACGTACCACCACCATCAAGCAAAGCATGAATGCAATCTTGGATAGATGGGTAGGCTGCTTCTCTTGCTCGTGAGTATGCTGCTGCGTCATGGGCTGCTTGTAGCTCAACAATCTTAGCTGCGATAGCTGAGTCAGTGGGTTGGGTTTGTTCTGTGTCAAGCCATTCTAATTCGTCACCACGGAGTACCCATTGGGCCGATGGTGTTAGTGCTTGTAATGCTGCGACTTTATCGGTCATGTGAGTTATCCTTTATTCCTTGATTTCTTGAATCATATAACGCTGGTATCTGCCTTGATGCTTCACAGTTATCGTGTCGTTATATGCTAACGTGCTTTGAACTATGGTGTGTGATCCAGCAGAGAGTGTCTGACTAACATACCATCCCATATGGTCTTCTCTGGCTGCATTTGAGCCGTAGCCAATATGCCAATGGTGGTGGCCAAACTCAGTATTAGTAGGTATGTCTGTGCCATCAATTGAGAATAGGAAGTTAGGGTTTGAGTTTGCTCCACCTTTCACAAACTGCTGAGTATCAAAGAAGATAACCAATCTACTGCTAGCACCTACTGTAGTTACACTTAATGTGTCAATAACAGTTGTCACCCCTGCTGCTATAGTTACCTGATTTTGATCAGGAGATTTGAGATAGTGTGTTTTTAAGACACTACCACTAGGCATACTCTCTGCCGTCATACCACTCAACTGGTTATTCAATGCTATCGTGCCAGAGCCAGAGCCAGTTTCAAGAACGTCTGTTTTTAGTTTAGATGTCATCCTTGTATCTCCTGTAATACCATTGTTGACTCAGAAGTAGAATGCCCTAATCTGACAACTCCATTACCATTTGATACATTTGCCATTTGAAGAACATAAGTGACTGCTGATGCTGTACTAGGTGAGTCTAAAAAAGTGCAGCTATAACCATCACTAGCTGGCAGTGAATTGCTATTATAACCACCTTGACCTTCAAATTTTATAAGCACTGTACTACCTCTAACTATCCTTAAACCCTGATGAACCTCTGTATGACCATGTACGCCACAACCAGCGGCCCCAACAGTAATAAGAACTTTGTTAGACGTAGATGATGGTGTTATAGATAAAGTAACTCCTGTGTTGGCATAAGTGCTAGATGTGGATGTAGTATTATCTTGAACTTTCATACCAACAACTTGCAACACTGAGCCAGTGGGTAAAGTAGTACTCCCCTGACTCTTCAAGTCTAAGGTCTTACCTGCTGCAATCTTAATCACCTCACCTGCTGGTGCTGAGAGTTCTTTAAGTTCTAATGTACTCATACAATGCTCCAAGTACCATTCAAGGTAACTGTATAACCATCAGCAATAGTCACTGGTCCTGCAGTCATACCATTGGTATTCACTGGGATAGTAATGTTCTCACTGATAGTGTTTGCGTTAGTTCGGATGATAGAGTTAGTACCCAATGCTGGGCCACTTTCATTAGCCCCGATAGGCTTATACAAAGCATTGCTCTGTGCCTGTGTGTAATGGTTGGCTACTTCAAAGTCATTGAAGGTCAAGATGACTACTTCACTACCTGTTGCAGCCCCAGAGCCTAACACTAGGCTTGTCTGGTTATTAGCTGTAAAGTCAGTCTCATCTAAGATGATACCGTTTATAGTGACAATGATGTTAGTCGCTATATAGGCCAACGTGTTACCGTTAGAGTCTGCACCTGTAAATGTAGTCTGATTGTTTGTTGCTACGAACTTATACTTTGCTAATGCTGCCTGAACTGATTCAAACCCATCTACATGACCTATATAGGACATAATCTTACTCCTTAAGCTATCTCAAGAATACTTGCGAACACTTCAAGGTCACCTGCAGTTGATGCAGTAAGAGCAAGGATGTCACCAGCTTCTAGGTTTATAGGTTTATCCAGTAACAATGTAGCATCTGCTGGTACAGGTACGGTCTTAGCAATATGGAAGTACGTTGTACCACCATCAATTGTAACCTCAATGGTTACATTAGCATCGTTAACACCATCAATATTTGAGATGTATAATGCATGTATAACTGACTGAGTAGATGATGGTGTGGTGTACAACGTAGTACGTGAAGTTCCTATAGCAACTCCAGCGTTCTTAAATGTATTCGCCATGTGGTTAGCCTCCTAAAGCTATCGCCATAGCGACTGAAGCGCCAATGGGATCATAAGTTGTATTGTGATTGTGTGTGGTAGCTGCCTTAGCATCTAGTGCTGCCTGTAACCCGGTGGTCACTGAGATAGCATGGTTAGATGGATGTGAGTAGTTGTTAGCTGAAGTATCCACACCGTTTAATTTAGTATGGTCAGCATCAGTGAATACGTTACTATCCGTAGCTGCTTCAACAGCTGTTCTTATTTCTGCATCTGTTTGGTCTGTA